TAAACCTTCCCGACCTCAAGCGTTGGCAAAAATTTGCGGAGCTGAGTGCGCTTCTTGAGTTTTGTCCACTTGCCATTTACGCCGAGCTTTTTGCAAGCCTTCTGGATGTCAGAGTTGCTGATGCCTTTGCAGTGACGCTTGCCACGAATTGCCCTGATTATGCGATAGGCTGGCTCGTACTCAACGCCGCAAACAGTAGCAACAGAATATGGGCCGCACCATGTGACACGATATTTTCCAGTGTTGCAGTATATGATCTGACGTTTTTGGGGAGTAAACTTTTCCATCTTATTTATTTCCTTTCTAAAAGGGGAGCCGAAACTCCCAATACAAGTATTATCGTCTTTTCTGGTGAATAAAGCAAGTCTTTTTTAAAACTAAAGTGATTTTCTTTTTGATGTATATCAAGGGCTTACGTCAACTTACGTAATTTATCTACATAAATCTTCCTGAAGCCGCTCTTTAAAGTGCCTTTTATTAAGTACCAATCGCCAAGCCTCCCATCCTCAACAAGTGGCTTTCCCATGCGGGAATATTTAAATCGGTCAATGGTGCAGATTATTTGGCCAGTGTCATCCTCAAAGGTGAGGTTCAGCCAGAGGTTGTTGCTCTCAACTCGACGGCCATTGCGCTTGGCCAAGTTGACAGCCTCGTTCATGTCTCGAAGATTTTTCTCTTTGAGCTTTCCAAAAAATACAAAAGTGCCCGGCCTGTCAGTGTCTAGGTCGATGATGTCAGTTATAGGGCTGACGATCTTGTGCGCACCGGGGTCAGCTTTTATATGGCCAAACCTGCGCTCACACTCAAAGATGTCATCGTAAGGTGTCTCTCCAGTTGATAACAATTTTTCTTGCCTTGGGGTTAGGGGCTGGCCTAGATCTCTACGCTCAACAATGTCCTTTGCCATTTTTGGCCCAGTGCCTTTTATGCCGATCAGCCCACCAATCAGTTCCCCTTCTTGGACTGACCAATTCTCAGTTGACTTGAATTTGTCGAAGGATTTATATGACAGCCCTTCTCGGACAACTTCTCTGAGAAGCCTAACCGCCTGCTCATCATCTTTAACATTACGCAAGCAAGCCGCAGCAAACTCCAAAGGAAAACGAGACTTAAGAACACAGCACCAGTAAGACACAAGGCCATAAGCAACAGCGTGCGATCTATTAAAAGCCCAACTGCCCATCGTGTTGATGTGGTCCCAGATGTAACGTGCTTTGTCTTCATCAATCCCATTCTTTTTTGCCCCGGCTTTAAATTTTTCAAAATATTTGTCGAAAAATTCTGTGCCAAGAGATCGGCTCATTGCCTTGCGCAAAGAAGAAACGTCCTCCCAAGACAACCCTCCGACATCACGACCAATCATCATTACCTGTTCTTGATAAACAACAACGCCATTGGTGACTTTTGTTATAGCCTCTGTTAGAGGATGAAGATACTCAACAGGTGCTGCCCCGGTGTGTCGCTTAATGTATTCTGCTGTGCCGCCAGAGTTAAGTGGGCCGGGGCGAGCGAGGGCAGTTATAGCTGCAACGTCTTCAAACTCATGGACCTTCATTTGCCTTGTCACTGATTGCAGGGCATAGCCCTCGAACTGGAATATCCCTGCGTAACGCTCTTCATTCAAAACTGCAAATGCCGCCTTGTCATCAAGAGGGTGACTTACCAGTTGTTCACGCTCCCAGCCAACCTGATCAAGGACATCTTGAAGAACAGAAAGTGTGCGCAAGCCCAAGGCATCAATCTTAAGAAGGTTCAAGTCCTCTGCATCTTTTTTGTCTATTTGGGCTGTGCCATTTTGATCACTGACTGAACAATATTTACTTACTGGCTCGTCTGTTACCAGTATGCCAGCGGCATGGATGCCGCTGTGTCTTGCATGGTTCTCCATGCTTGCTGCAACTTTCATCTGCGGATACTTTTCAAGAACCTGCTTCCCAACATCCAGATCTTGAAAGGTATCAAGTATGCAAAATGCGGCACGAGCGTCACCTGAGCTGCGCTCGATTATAGATCCTTTTAAATCATTGACCTCCCAAGCAGGGATGCCCAAGCCCTTGGCAACTTCAGCGATTGTGCTCTTAGCTTTGTAGCGAGAGACTGTGCCAAGGTGCGCCACCTTCTCTGCTCCGTATTTTTTGCGCAGATATTCAAAGACCATTTCCCTTCGGTCATCTTGAAAATCAATATCAATGTCCGGGAGGTCTGCCCTTGAAATATCAATGAACCTCTCAAAAAGCAGGTCATGCTTTATTGGGTCAACGTCTGTTATCCCCGTCAGGTAGCAGACCAATGAGCCAGCGGAAGATCCACGAGCAGGGCCAACGAACATGTGCTTTTTTGCATAATCAATCATGTCAGCAATAACAAAGAAATAGTCTTCAAAGCTCTTGCTCGCAATCATGTCAAGTTCACGCTTTAGCCTGTCTGAATAATCTTTGTTCTTCAGATCTATGCCGAGTTTGATTGCGCCATCTTTGCAGAGCTGGCCAAGAGTTTTCTCGCTTTTAAAAGAAACCATCTTCGCTGTTGGCAATTCAGCATTGCACAGCTCAGCTATTTTGTGCGTGTTGTCTAGTGCAGATTGTGGCCCCCAAGGCACTGCATCTTTCCACTCCCAGTCGTTGAGTATGTGCATGGGCGCAGTCCTGTCGATCCTGTTCATCCCAACAAGAACTTCATAAGCCTTTTTGTCTGTCACGTTTGGGTAGTAGTTGTCGCTTGTTGCGACGAGCTTAAAGCCCTTGGCCTTTGCAAATTCAATTGCCTTGCGGCTGCTCATCGGATTTAGCTCAATGTAAAGATCGTCTTTTCTGGCCAGAGGAAGCATTCCCCACATTGGATGAGTTCCAGATATAATTATAACATTTTCTGTGATGTCAAAAAGATCGGTGTAGCTCAGCCTTGGGAAGTAGTAAAAATTGTCTTTGTTTGTGCTCAGCGTCAAGAGCCTGTAAATCTCTTCAAGCCCATCATTATTCTTTGCAAGGAAGCACATTAAATTAGCAGGTTGTTTTGAGCGGTCTGTTGCATCTTCGACAACAGAGATTTCAACACCAAGTATTGGCTTCTTGCCAGCCGCCTTACATGCTTTGCTGAAGGCAACGTGCCCCCAAGTTCCAGAGTCAGCTATCCCAACTGAGTCTCCAGAGCAAGTCTCGATGACAGAGGCTATTGGGCCAAAGGCTTTGCGGAAACAATATTCCGTCCTGTTCCTAAGATTTATCATTTAATGATTGCCATCAAACATGGCCTTCTTTTCTGTACCACTTAAAGATCTCAATCATGGCCTCGATGTCTGCAGTTGACCTGTGAGCACCATCAATTTTGTTGCCTGTGATCTCTTCATAGATGTCGCCGAGCTTTCTTTTTTTGCCCCAGACACTTTCACCAATCTCAACTGTGCAGAGGTGCTCATAGGGCCAAGGGAATTTTGTCACCTTGTCTAAACGCTCAAGCTCGAACCTTAATATCTTCCGGTCAAAGGGTAAGTTGTGCGCAACCAAAGTTTTCTGCCCGATGAAGAACTCGCACACTTCATTGTAATGCGCAACGAATGGCTTTTCATCCTTCAAGTCATCATCGGTCAGACCTGTGATCTTAGTTATTATTGGAGGAAGAGGGTGTCCGGGGTTGCACAAAAACTCCATGCGGCTAATTTCCTTTAGCTCATCGTCCAGCTTAATCGCACCAAACTCAATTATGCTTGGCTGCATATCTAGATGAGAGCCTTCTGCTTTAGGCAAGCCAGTGGTTTCAAGATCGAATAGAATCATCGACACCCTCCAACATAAAAGAATAGACACCAAGATCATGGATGGAATCTTTGTGCGGCTCATCCCACTGGTTGCAGTACCGGGTCAGCTTACTTATGATCATGCTCAAAAGGCCAAAGCGATTAATGTCATCAACTGTTTTCAAATTGATTCCCTCTGGAAAGAGCGAAGTCATAACCTCTCCATACTGAACATAAGACAGTCCATAAGCAGCACCTCTTTGGTTAAATGTTTTAAGCGCCTGATCAAGATTTTTTGATATGTTGTCCGTTGAGTCCCTCTTTATATCCTTCTTTTTTCCCTGCCTCATAACTATCCTCCTTTATCTCGTCCAGTTCTAAATTTATTCCTGCCGCAACTCCAATTGCTTCTAAAAGCTGAGACTTCAATGTTGCCCTTATATCAAATATTCTCGCAACCCTTTCGCCACCAAGCAAAATGTCATTGCCGATTATCCTTATGTCAATCATCTCTATTCCTTTCTAAAAAAATTTAGAAGCCGCTCCCAAAAAGTCTTTGGTTCTTCTCTTTTTTTAAGCCGCCCTCGAACCTCTGCCATTGTTTTGATCTCTGGGATCTCGAGGCTTTCTTCTATAAAAATAGGCTTAAATATTCTTGAGGGTTCTTTGTAAAGAGCATAATTAACCTGACTAATTTTCAGGCCCTTCTTTTTTGCAATTTGGCTGGCGGTCATAGTTTCCTTCATAGTTTTAATTTCAGCAACCTCTTGACGGCTCCATTCTTTTTTAGGCATTTCTTTCTTCCTTTTTTATCTTCCTACAAAAATAGTTTTTTTCTTATTTCTTTGATCAAACAAAAACCATGCACAATTTTCAAATCCAGACTGCTTGTTTTGCATCCATGAAATTCTTCCAACAGAAACAATTTTGACACATCTTTTCATGTGTTCACTCATTCGTTTGTTGTGCATTAAGTCAGCATTTAAAAGTAGCCACGTTTGGGTGATGTTGGAAAGTTGGCTTATCAACGGATTTAGAATTTGCCAAGACCAAGGCGGATTTGTAATAAAAAATTCAGCTTTTGTTTTTGTAATTAGCAAAGCATCTTTGCCTTGTGAAATGTCTCCTTTTTTCACACACACACAGTCGTGAGTTTTCAAATGCTCAATCAGATCATCATTGCCGCAGCATGGCTCTTCATACTGCACATTGTTTGGCAAGTGAGGAAACAGAGGGACCACCGCCTCATAAGGTGTCGGATATAAATCTCTTTCTATTTTTTTATAGCTTGTGCGTTTCCCCATTTTATTTATCTGAATTAAAATTTTGGAACTGGCTAAAGATCTTTTCACGACGAGCCTGATTGTCTTGCCACTCTGGCAATCCCTCTTTGCCAACCGGGGCATCCCAATTGCCAGCCATGATCCCACAAAAGCTTCGCAGGTCTGGCTCACAAACAACGTGAGCATCGACAGACTCTTTGAGCATTATGTCTAAGCCGAAGTTCTCATTTGTGTAAGCTACAGAATATCTCTTTAGATCTTTCGAGCCTTTCTCTGTTTTGTATACAAAGTGATCTGTTAAGGCTCGGAAGTAGCCCATCTCATAAACAGGGCTAGCATCCTGACCATCAACAATAGCAAAGATAACATTTGCCTTGATCATTTCGTCCACGTTTCTGTCGTAAAAATTTTTCGATTTTTTTGTCCTGCCCTCAAGGGAGAGATGTGAAATTACGCCGCTGTCTGTGCGTGGCGAGAAATAATCGAAGCCATATTTATCAAACTCATTTTCAATGGCTTCGATTGTTGCGATTTGTTTATCATTAAAAAATGGGCCAGCAAGATATATTTTTAACATTACAAATTCACTTTCATTGGTGAACAAGTCACATCGAGAACAACAGGGGAGGGTCGGCCTCCAACTATTATTCTGCCATAAACCATCAGAGGCCTCAGCCCTGCATCTTGACATTGCGTGATCGCATTAATGACTTCATGACGATCTAATTTGTAAATTTCTTTATCTGTTTTCACAGTAATATTTGGCTCTGAGTATGAAGAGCACGCCGAGAGTGATAGGGCCATAGCTATAATTTTAAACTTCATTTTATTTCTCCTCATTTTGATCTGGTTGAATAACAGAAAAATTAATTTTGTCTGGCTGAACAACGGCAACCTTGATGTGTAAGTGCCCGGTCGAAAGTGAAGACACGCTGTAATTGAAAGGGCATGTCTTGACCCACTCCAGAACCTCTTGGATATTTTCAGCTGTGACAATCATTTGCGTTTCCTCCGCAAATGTTTTGGCTTATCCCTCGCCTCTGTTTTTAGTGCATCCCAAACACTGCGCCTAACACGCTTGCGATTTGTTGCCCAAGCTAATGCCTCTCGAACTCTGACCCATTTGTAGCCAATTTCTGCTTCGACAATTCTGTGCCCAGTTGCCACTTGTGGCCAAAGGTCATCATTAATGTGAACATTAAAATATTCTAATTTCATAATTTATTCCTTTCTAAAGATAAGTGAAGCTGATTGCTTCGGGGTAGTCTTCCTTGGCATCCCGGATGGAGCCGTAATGATCTTCGATATAAAAACCTTTGCCACTGCCATCACATTCGTGGCACTCAACATTTGTTGAAGCCGGATCATTTGGATGACCACGAGAGACAACACCATCACCATCACACTCGTGGCAATTATAGATAATTTTTATTCTCATATCATTTCCTTTCTAAAAGTTAGCAACCTCGCTAACAAAAACATTATGACTCATTTCATTAAAAAAGAAAAGCATTTTCTTTTTGTTTAATATCAATGGCTTATCACTACATAAGATAGTGCTTCAATCCTCTGGGCTGAACTAT